TATTTAATTTCTGAATTGAGACATGTGATAGGAGGCGGAAAGTCTTCAACTCAACTTAATTTAATTAGAGATTTATTTACCGCTTAAATAAAAGAAACAGGAGAATCAAATGAAATCAATCGAAGATCACATTGAATATGATAAAAAGATTGCTGATGACCCACAGGCGAATCCAGCAGCGAGAAGACATGCAAAAGAAGAGTTGCATGAACTTGAGGATTATGTCGAACATCACAAAGAAGAAATTGAAGCGGGGGATCATCATGATCCAAATGCTTTAGAATTATTTTGTGATCAGCATCCAGATGAACCTGAGTGTTTAATCTATGACGATTAATTAGATGTATCAAAACTTTTTTGGAAAAGATCCTATGAAGTGGTGGATCGGTCAAGTGACTGATCCAGATAAAGGAGAGTGGGGAGATTCATTAGAAAAAGCTAAGGCGGAGAATCCAGAGGATGATATCTATGCATTTAGATGTCGTGTTCGGATCGTTGGTTATCATGCATGTGAGGATGATTTACCAGACAAAGATTTACCTCTAGCTCATGTTCTTTTACCATCAAACACAACGACTGTGGGTGGTGCTGGACAAACTATGCAATATCAAGGTGGAGAGGTTGTAGTTGGATTTTTCTTTGATGGTGATGATGCACAACAACCTGTAATTTTTGGAACTCTATTCAAACAATCTTTTGTTGGAGATCAATTATCAAACAAAGATTTTGATGGTAAAAAACACACTTGTTTTGTTCCATACACACCACCAAAAGTAGTTCAAAGATCTGGTAAACATAGATATAATTCAAAATGGCAACCACAGTCACCACCTATAAGAGGTTTTACCGATGGTGAGAGTGTTATAACTCCAGCACAGGAGCAAAAAGAAGCAGCAACAAATATTGTCATAGATCAGTTCTCTCCTTGTGAGGAAAATGAAATATCGAAGATAAGTAATACGATAAAAGACTTTACTCGGAAGATGGAACAACTTCAAGCTATTGGAGGTGGATCTGCTATTGATCCGATATATGGTGGTGTAGTTGATATTCAACAAGAAATAAAACTTACAGCTGCAAGAATTCATAATTCAACAACACAATTAGTTCGCCGTGGTAGATCATGGTTGATTCAAGAAACTCTTGACAAATTATCAACCACTTTAAAAGATAAAGTTCCAAAACCTTTGCAAGCTCCTACTGGAGAGGCCACAAGTGCATTAGCTAATGTTATCTTTTGTAATCTTGAAAAAATACAGGAAGGACTTGCAGATTATCTTTCAAAAAGTTTAGAAAATATGATCGGACAGGTTTTAGATGTTCCTGCTTGTGGAATTGAAAACTTTTTGAGTGATATGTTTGGTCAGATTAATGGTATCATTGATAATGATTTGGGTGATATGTTCTCTCAATTGAATACAATTCAAGGTGGTGGTATCGGTGCTCCAAGTGATACTTTCTCAAAAGCTATTAAGTATGCAAATATTATTACAAATATTCTTGACTGTGATAGACAAAACTGTCCAGAACCAACTTCATACTCTTCTAAAAATGGTATCTCAAAATCTGGTCTTGATGATTTTGGTGGAATACTTGAAAAGGTAGGTCTTAAAAAATTGGAGACTGGACTTTTAAACACTCTTGATAATGCTATTCCAGCAATTCCATCTGCTCCAGACTGCAATACTAACGTTCTTAAATGTGGCCCACCAAGAGTAGATTTTATAGGTGGTAGTGGTCAAGGTGCAACTGGAAGTGCGATTGTAAGTGCAATCGGACAGATTATTGGTGTATCAATTAATGGGCCAGGATTTGGATTCCAAGAACCACCTTTACTTTCTTTCTTTGATAGTTGTGATAATGGATCTGGAGCTGGAGGTTATCCAGTTATGGGGCCTGTTTCACCTTTGACAGATGGAACAAATGTTGCTGCTGGTGCTGTCGGTGGATTACCGTTAACCTCAAATAATCTTCCTGTCAATGCTGGTGGTGTTGGAGGAATTCAAGTTTCAACTCCCGATGGTCAACAAATCATCACAGAGGATGGAGATCCAGTGATTGTTGGTGGTATTGGTGGAATACCTGTCACTGCTGGTGGTGTTGGTGGATCACCCTTGACTGTCGCAGGCAAACCAATCGTTGTGAATGGAGAGGGTGGTGAAGGTTTAGTCGCTGGAGCATTTCCTGTAGTTGTCGGTGCTCCTGTAGTTACAGAACAAACTGGCTCTGGTGGTGTAGGTGGTGGAACTGGTGCAGGCGCTGGTGATATAAACACAAGTCTCGTTACATCTGTTCCCGAAGTATCAGAAGATGCAGAGGATGGAGTAAAAACTGGTTCAGTCACCTCTATTGGCCCAATTTCATCATCTGATGATGCATATAATAAATTTACCACGATTGGAAATATCACTGGAAATGGCGCAATTAATGGAACAGGTGCAAGTTTTGACTTCTTTACTGACAAAGATGGGTCTATTGAATCTGTGATAACCAGTTCTGGAGGTGGTTCATATCAGGTTGGTGAGTCAATAACAATTTCTGGTTCTCTTCTTGGAGGATCTAGTCCAGAAAATGATGTCACTTTTGAAGTGACTGGGATATCATCCCCAACACAAATTTCTCCTGTGATACCTCAATTACCACCACCTATTCCATCTGGTATTGGTGGAGTAAATGCTGGTGCAGCTGGTGGTATCGATGTAAATACTCCCACGTTTACTGGATTTAACATTACTGTTGGTGGTGTACCTAACACTGATGGATTATATGTGCCTGATCCAAATGGAACTGAATTGGGTGTCGTAAATGTCGTGATTACTAATCCAGGCCAAGGATATCTACCAAACACAACAGAAACAACTCTTGAAGTAGTGACTGATGATGATGGAAATCAAATGGTTAATGCTAATGGAAATCCACTCACAACATCAACTACAAAAGAAGTATTGCCAGATCCAAATGCGAACTATGATGGCGAACAATCATTCGTTACATCACTTGGAGATGCAGTCGTGACTAATGTTGGATTTGGATATGAAGAAGGTGATACTGTCACCGTTACTCCTAATCTTGGTGGAGCAGAGGTTGAGTTAGAAATACAAAATGGTAATATTATAGGAGCTAAGGTTACTAACGGTGGATTTGGATTTACAAGTCTTCCAGAATTAACTATAAATAGCGAAAGTGGAGTAGGTGGTAGATTACTACCTGTTCTAAACTTTACAAAAGTCCAAGATGCGTCTAAACTAGTGGATAGCGTGAGACAATCATCTGTCACCGTGATTAGTTGTATTACAAAGTAAAATGTCAAATCATAAACCTAAAGTATCTAACGACAAACAAAATTTAGAAAGAGATGTTCATTTGAGATATGTTACTCAAAGTGGGCAACAAAGTATTCATGGCGATACTTTGTATGAACTTCAAACACAAGAGGCTCAATCATTTGCATTTTATTCTGGAACTGGTCAGGGTGGAACTGGTAAAGGGCCTGGCACTGGTAAAGCGGTTTTATATACGCCAGGATGTTCATCTGAAATTCTTGGTGAAGGATTAAAAGTTAGAGCTCCTGGCGATATTAGTCAACTTCCAGCAAAAATAACCTGTGCAAAAAAAGGTGATATTATTTCAGTATGTGAAAATGGTGATGTTACAATCAAAGCAAGAAATATAAACTTAGTTGCAGAAGGTGGTGGTCAAGATGGTGTTATTAACTTAAAAGGAACTAGATTGGTTAATGTTGAGGCGCCAGACATTCGACTTCAAGGAGAAAAAGTATTGATATCTGCCTGTAACAGTGCTAACATAATAAGTAAGGGTTTCTTTCAACTTAAATATGGATTTGCATTAGCTGCTTCTGATGCTGACATGACTTATGGTGTAATGTCAGAGGTTTTGAAGAAAGCAACTACATTCTCAAAACCAAAAGCAGGTGTCCAGCCAGATGGTTTTAGTGGTGGAGGTTAGATAAATGCACATAGTTAAAACACAGACAGACAAATTAATTGTAGGAACTAATGATACTTCCTATACTGCACCTGATACTTCACCAACAGGAACTGCTATTTTAAATGGCCCTGTTTATGTTGGAACACCAGCTGCATCGCCAGGTTATGAAGCTGTATTCAACGTTGGAACTCCGCCACCACCACAAAACCCACTTGATAATCAACCACCATTGAGTTCTAGTTTGGCTGTCAAGGTTGATGGTAGTATGTCAATAAATGGTGATGGTAGAGTTCCTAATGCATTACGCATCAGTGGTGGACAAACAAATAAATTGTATGTAGATGGTGACGCTTTCTTCTCTGGTGCGGTTGATTGTGGTAACAAAGGTAAACTCGCTGCTAGATTCGGTGCTGCGGATGGTCGTCCAAAACCATTTGACATTGAACATCCTACAAAGGG